TTTAACTATTGGCTCAGAAGTAACACTAAATGTTTATCCTGAAGGAGATACATCAGGTGATACTTATTATACTGGTTCAGCTATTGTTACTGGCGTTTCAAGAAGTGCATCATTTGATGGATTAATTGAAGCTAGTATTTCAGTACAAGGCAATGGTGCTTTAACATCAACAACAGTATAAGAATATGAAACTTATAGAAAAGGCTAAAGCTCATTTTGACTCGTTAGATGTCAAAGAGATAGAGATACCCGAGTGGAGTGAGGGAGATGAGGTTCTTAAAGTATATGCAAAGCCATTAACGTTAGCAGAAATGTCTAAATTGCAGAGATATGCAAAAGATGATGATGTGGCATTGATGGCTTATTGCTTAATACACAAAGCCTTAGATTCTGATGGTGAAAAAGTATTTGACCTGTCAGACAAACACACACTTATGAATGGTGTAGATAAAGATGTACTTGCAAGAGTTGCAACTGAAATCATGTCATCACCAAGTGTAGAACAACAAGCAAAAAAGTAGCAGAGGATAAGGACTTATTTGCTAAATACTATCTAGCTGAAATGTTGCATTGCACACTTCAGGAGCTAGAAGAAAAGATGACCTTATCCGAGTTTACAGGATGGATGGCATACTTAGAGGAAAAGAATAGGCAAATAAAAAATGGCAACTGATTATAAATTAAGAATTAAAGCTCAAGACCAATCTAAAAAGGGTTTTAATTCAGTTAATAAAAATATTAACAGCACACAAAATGCTATGAAAAAATTAGCTGGTGCTTTTGCTGGTGTTTTTGCTGTTAGACAGATTATTCAATTTGGGAATGAAGCCTTAGAGCTTGCTGATAACATAGGAAAGACTGCTGATAGTTTACGAGTATCTACAGAATTTTTGCAAAAGTATCAATTTGCTGCTGGTCAATCAGGAATGTCCACAGAAGAATTCAATAAAAGTATGTTGGTTTTTTCAAAACTGGTTGGTCAAGCCAGTATTAGAACGTCTGAAGTAGGAAGAACTCTTGAAAAGTTTGGTATACAAATAAAAGATGCTAATGGCGAAAGTAGAGCTGTTGAAGCTGTATTCCTAGATTTGATGAAAGCATTAGATGGTGTTGAAAATGCTTTTGAAAGAAATGCAATTTTAGCAGATGTTTTTGGTAGAGCTGGTTTAAAAATGTCAGTCCTAATGAAGGATGGCTCTGAAGCCATGAAAGATTTAGCAGAATCTGCTGATGGAATAATAGATGAAAAAACTATAAGAAATGCAGAAGCATTTAATGACACTATGGCAAGATTAAAAAGACAAGTTCTTCAGCCACTCCAAAGTGCATTTATAAACACATCAAAAGCTATTCTAGATTTTGCAGAAGCTATGGGTTTAATAAAGCCTGATTTATTTACCAAAAGCACAGAAGAGCTAAATACTGCTTTAACAGAACAGAAAGATATTTTAACGAGACTAGAAGAAACGCATGATGGTTTTACTAAAAAACAATATAAAGCAGCACAAATAGTATCTGTAAAGATTAAAAAAGCAGAAGAAGAAAAGAAACGATTAGAACAAGCTATATCACAAAGAGAAAGACAAATTGAAGTAGAGGAAAGATTGCAGACAACCCTGACAGATACTGTTAGTTCTCAAGAAAATGTAAATAACACAATAAAAGAAAGCATCCTTGTTACCAAAAACTTTGCAGATACTATTGAAGGTCAATTAACAACTGCATTTAAAAATTTCTTTGATGCAACAAATAAACAATTTTTAGATTTTAAAGACCTAGCAACATCAGTTGTTCAGGCAGTTATTGCAGAATTAATTAATGTATTTATAGTTCAAAAACTAGTGGGCATGGTTACTAGCTCTATTTCGCAGGTTCAAGGGGGTATGGAATATAACAGCTTGACTGATGGTGGAACTTTGTTTGATAGTTTTTCAGGTGGTGGTTATACAGGTAATGGAATAAGAGCAGGTGGAATGGATGGTAAAGGTGGCTTTATGGCTATGGTTCATCCAAACGAAACTGTTATAGACCACACCAAAGGACAATCTATGCAATCAGCACCAACAGTAAACTTCAACATATCAACAGTAGATGCTGCTGGATTTGATCAGTTACTAGCATCAAGAAAAGGATTAATAACATCAATCATAAACAATGCCATGAATAATCAAG